GCTACAGAGTATGGAAGCAGGTAAGTTTAAAGTATTCAGCACCCTGACAGACTGGTTTGAAGAATACAGAATGTATCACAGGAAGGATAACAAGGTAGTGGCTATCAGGGATGACCTGATGTCAGCCACACGTTACGCTTTCCAATCACAACGACACGCTATCGCAGGTTCAGACCCTACTTGGACTAACGATATAAATTATGGAGATTATGGCATTGTCTGACGAAGAAGAACTGCTGTCCAGAATCCGATCAGAGATAACTGATGCTATTGGATATGATGGCGAAGTATCAGAACAGAGGGAGAAAGCGCAAGAGTATTACTATGCGCTACCCTTTGGTAATGAAGTGGACGGTAGAAGTCAGTACGTTGACTCTACTGTACAGGACACTATCGAGTGGATTAAGCCTAGTCTTATGCGTATCTTTGGCTCTGGTGACGAGTTTGTTAAGTTCACACCACATGGCCCAGAGGACGTAAAGACGGCTGAACAAGCCACTGATTACGTTAACTATGTCTTTTCTAAGGATAATAACGGTTGGGAGATTCTGTATTCATGGTTCCATGATGCACTCCTACAGAAAAATGGTATCGTAAAAGTATGGTGGGATGAGTATCCAGACCCACAACGTGAGGAATACCATAACCTTACCCAGATGGAGCATGACGTTCTTATCAGTAATCCTGATATAGAGGTTATCGAGCGTGAAGAAGTTTACCTAGATGAAACTTTATACAACATTGTGGTTATCCGACAGGAGACTAACGGTAAGATTTGTATAGAAAACGTACCACCTGATGAATTTTTAATTTCAAAAGAAGCGAAGAGTATTGATGAAGCACGATTTGTATGCCATAGAGTCAGGAAGACGGTATCAGAACTGCGGCAGATGTACCCCGATCAGGACTTTGACCCAGAAGAATTAGGTGCAGGGTACGATGCAGAGACTTACAATGCTGAACGACTAGCCCGATACGAGTTTGATGACTCCAGTAATTACGGTTGGGGTGGTGCAGAAGAGGAAGCATTAAGAGAATATTGGTTACATGAGTCATTCATAAAAACAGATTATAATGATGACGGTATTGCCGAACTCAGAAAGATTTGTCATGTGGGTGACTATGTATTCTCTAATGAAGAGGTAGATAACAAGCCATTTGTTAGCATTACCCCTCTTAAAATACCACACAAGTTCTTTGGTTTATCTATTGCAGACCTAGTAATGGACTTGCAACTCATCAAATCTACGCTTATGCGTAACCTGATGGACAATGCGTACAACCAGAACTTTGGTCGATACGCTGTATTAGAGGGTCAGGCTAACCTTGATGACCTTCTTACACAACGTCCGGGCGGTATCGTTAGGGTTAAATCACCCAATGCGGTCATGCCCTTGGCTACCCCTCCACTTGAGCCATACTCATTCCAGATGCTTGGATACTTGGACGAGGTAAGGGAAGCAAGGTCTGGTGTAAACAAAAATACACAGGGTGTTAACGCAGACGCTCTCACAAGCCACACAACGGCCACAGCGGTGAATGCGGTGATGACCAATGCCCAGAGTAGGGTTGAGTTAATTGCCCGTCAGTTCGCAGAGACAGGCGTTAAGGAGTTAATGAATAAAATCTACGAACTCCTGCTAAAAAACCAAGACAAGGAACGTGTTGTCATGTTACGCAATGAATGGGTACAAGTACGCCCTGATATGTGGAATGACAAGATGGACTGTACTGTTTCGGTTGCCTTGGGTAATGGCTCTAAAGATCAGCAAATGGCTCATCTTTCACAGATGCTTCAGTTTGCATCACAGGCTATGCAGGGTGGGTTACCTATTGTAACACCACAAAATATGTATAACCTTGGCGCGGCTCTTATTAAGGCTATGGGATACCAGAACGTCGATGACTTCCTAACCCCACCGCCTCCACCACAGCCACAACAGCCTACTCCAGAACAACAGATGCAACAGATGGAAATGCAAAACAAACAAAAAGAACTGGAGATTAAACAAGGTGAACTCCAAGTTAAAATGATGAAAGTCCAACAGGAGGCCGCAGATGACGCTGTAAGCAATCAATTAAAAGCCGCAGAACTTTCACTAGAAGCACGACAAAATAGGCCAGTAGCCATAGGATAAACATGACCGAACAACGAGAGCAACAAGCAAACCGCCTGCTCAACGACCCACTATACAACGAAGCATTTGACCTTTTAGCAGAAAACATTCACAACACTTGGATAAGTACAAGTATTGATGAAGTGGAAGCCAGAGAACAAGCATGGCTTTCTTTACGACTCTTGGAGCGGATACGCCTTCATCTAACCAGTATTATTGAAACTGGAGAGATGGCGAAGAAACTCAAAGAATATCACATCTAAAAGGAGAAAAAATTAATGGCAGAGAATACCATTGACCCGCGCCCTGTAGAACCCGGTAGTATCTCAGAAGCGCAAAATGCTTTTCTTGGAATCTTGGAGCCTGAAGAGGCCAAACCAGAAGCCGAGGCAAGCGAACCTACAGAAGTTGAAGAGTCTACTGAGGAAACTCAAGACGAATCATTGGACGAGGTTTCCGAGGAATTGGAGGAAGAATCTGAAGTTGAAGAGGATTCCGATGAAGATTCTGAGGAGGAGTCAGAAGAGGAGGAGGAAACCGAGGAACTCTATACTGTAACCGTTAATGGTGAACAGTTAGAAGTAACCCAAGACGAACTCATCAAAGGCTATAGCCGTCAGTCTGACTATACTAAAAAAACCCAAGAGATTGCAGAATATCGTAGGCAAGCCGAAGCCGTTGCTCAACAGGCACAGCAAGAGGTTTATCAGACTCAGCAATTTCGTCAGCAGTACATTGATGCCGCATCTGCTGTTGTAGAACAGCAATACGGTAGGCTGAACAATCTAGTCAATACTACAGATTGGGAGCGTTTAAAGATTGAGGATCGTGAAGAGTATCTCACAAAGAAAAGTGAGGTTGCTGATTTACAGACTCAAATGCAACAAGATCAGGCAGGTATACAACAGGCTCAAGAGCAAGCCGCTCAAGAACAACAGTATATGCAAGCCCAAGTTGCCGAACAAGAACGCGCTAAACTTGAACAGGTTATTCCAGAATGGAAAGACCCTAAGTTCCGACAGGCAGTAAGCAAAGATATTTCTGAGTTTGCAATGTCTCAAGGATTTACTCAAGAAGAGTTAGCCCAACTAACTGACCATAGATCACTTATCATACTTATGCAAGCCAAAGCGTTTCAAGAAATGCAGAAAGCACAACAGTCAACCAAGACTAAGAAGAAAGTAAAGACCGCTAAAATGGTTAAGTCTGGAACTGGTGGCAAAAAGAAAGATGAGAAAGCCAAAGTTAAACGTACTGCACAAATGAAGCGTCTTAAAGAGAGTGGTCATGTAAATGACTCTGTATCTCTCTTTGAGGATTTTGTAGACATTTAACAAAGGAGGTAATCTGCTATGGCAGTTCCCGGAAATACCCGATTGACCTTTGGTGGCGTACAAGTACGCGAAGACCTTAGTGATATCATTTATAATATTAGTCCTATGGACACGCCCTTCATGTCTGGCGCAGGTAAAGGCTCTTGCTCAAATACTCTGTTCGAGTGGCAGAAAGATGAGTTAGCCGCCGCCGCCGCTAACCAGAAGTTAGAGGGTGACGATCCTGCATCGTTGGCTGTTGTCGAGCCTGTTAAGTTGACCAACCAGACTCAGATTTCTGAGAAGGCTGTTCAGACTTCAGGTACGGCAGAAGCCGTTGATTGGGCAGGTCGTAAGTCCTCGCAAGCGTATCAACTTGCCAAACGCGCTAAAGAAATTAAGCGTGACATGGAGTTGATGCTTACTGGTGAAGATGTTAAAGCGGCAGGTGCGGCAGGTGTTGCTCGCAAAACTGCGGCTCTTATGTCTTGGCTTGGTGATGCTGTTGCCGCTGATTCTAACATCATTGATGGATCAGCAGGTACGCCTATCGCTAATGCAGGTGATGGTACGTCTGTTGCGGCTCCCGCAGGTGCTGACGCTGTATTGACTATGGATATGGTCAATGATTGCGTACAGCAGGTTTGGGAAGCAGGTGGTAGCCCTGACATCATCATGTGTGATGCGTCATTGAAAGTTAAGATGTCGGCTCTGGCAGGTTCTGTCGTTGCTGATCTCGTGACTAACCATGACAAAGCGTCACCCGCCCATGCGGTCAACTCTGTTGATGTAATCGTCACGGACTTTGGTACGTTTAAAATTGTACCTAGCCGTCTGTGTCTACCTAACCAGTTGTATGTCTTGGATTTCGATTTCTGGAGCATTGATTATTTGCGTCCATTTACTACCGAAACCCTTGCCAAAACTGGTGATTCCGTCAAGCAGATGATGGTTGCTGAGTATGGCCTTCGAGGTAAGAATGGTCAGGCTAACGGTGCTGTGATCGGCGTCAAAGCGGCGTAATGAGTTTGGCTCCCCTTCGGGGGAGCCTTTCTTTTAGAGGATACTATGAGTAAAAAACTACTTAAAGAAGGTCTTAAAAAACCTAAAGAGCAAACAGTAAAAGAAAAACCTTACACTGTTAAAGCATCTGTACAAAAAGCAGTTAAAGATTTAAAAGCAATGTCAAAGGATAGAGGATCGCTACCGTTATGAGAGATAAGCATTACCGTAAAACCACAGTAGAAGAACACTCTGATGGAACGGCTAGTATTGTTACTCATCAAGATGTAGAGCCTATATTAAAAAACAATAAAGAATTATTAAATAACTATGGTGACAAGCGTACCTTTGGTAAGCAACAGCATGGTATGAGAGTAGCGTCTATTCCTGTAGGTATATGGGAACAGTGGATGAAAGAAACAAATGGTGCGATAGAAAAAGATAGCAAGTTAATGAAGAGGTATCTTAATGATCCTGATAACGCTTTCTTACGCACAACACCAACGAGGCTATAACTATGTGGCTATATCAATCCCCACAGCCGGGCAACACCCAAGTTAACTACCCACAACTAAACGACAAAGTATATTACGTTTCTCGTAGATAATGGCTATATCAAACTATACAGAACTACAAACTGCTGTAGCGAACTGGATGGATCGTGATGATCTGACTGATCGTATACCAGAGTTTATAGCGTTAGCGGAGTCTAGGTTTAATCGCCTACTCCGTATTCGTGCTATGGAGTCTAAGCAAACCGCATCTACTGTAGCAGGACAGCAGAACCTAGCATTACCCGCTAGGTTTATACAAATGCGTAATCTACAGATTAACACATCTCCTGTAACCCCAATGCAATATGTCACACCTGAAATATTTGACCGCTTATATGGCGGTTCTGCTAATGGCACTCCCAAGTTTTATACTATTATTGCTAATGAACTTCAGTTAGGCCCAACGCCAGACACAGTTCAAACAGTAGAAATGTTATTCTATGAAAGGTTTGAAAATCTTAGCGGGACTGTAACTACTAACTGGGTGCTTACCAATGCTCCTGATGTTTATTTGTATGGCTCTATGCTAGAAGCAGAACCATTTATTATGAATGACCCTAGAATTCAGGTATGGGCTACAGCATTCCAACAGGCTATTACAGACTTACAAGAACAAGACAACAAAGACAGACACTCTGGCTCTGCACTGAGGGTAATGAATACTAGCGGGTATCCATGACAGCCCCTATAACGTGGGCAGAGGCTAGTTCACCTATCTATTGGTCTAACATAGGTATTAACTGGAATAGTCCCGCTAAAACAGAAACATCTATATTTACTGTAAATAATGGTTTAGTATTATTAGTCGGGGTAGACTATATTGCCGCAGTAAGTTTAGGTGTCAATTTAACCGCAGGAAAAGAAACCAAGCACCACATTATAGAATCTATATCTTACGGTATAGATCAGGGCTATAGTTCTTTTGGCGGCTTTACTATTGCAGGAACAGCACAGTTTGATATTACTGGAAATGTAACTAGTGAGAGTGTGCTTACTGCTGTAGGTAATGCTGTATATGGTATTTCTACTAATTACATAAACAATACCAAGCATGAAGAAACAACTGCAATGGGTATAACCATGACCTATTCTAATGGTGATACCTTGCTATGGAACCCTGTACCAGACCCTAATGATAACTGGTCAGACGTAACAGACCCGAATACAATCTGGACAGAAGAAACAGACCCAACCTCTGTATGGACTAAAATTGATTACCCAAACTAATAACTTTAAAGCCGATGGAGGCTTGCACATGAAACATGATAGCGATATGAACTTAGGACTTAAAAACATTTGGAATATAAAATGTTTCGACTCCGAAGGCAATTTAAAATGGGACGTAACTAAAAAGAACTTAGTCGTTACGGAAGGTCTTAACCATGTACTGTCTAGTACTTTTGATGGTGCTACACAAATTACTGCATGGTATGTAGGGTTAAAGAATGCAGGTTCTGTAGCGGCAGGTGACACTATGGCATCTCACGCAGGGTGGACTGAGAATGTTACCTACAGTCAAGCCGCTAGACAAACGCTTACATTAGGTACAGCGGCGGCAGGAAGTATTGATAACTCTGCTAGTAAGGCTAATTACTCTATTAACGGTACGGCTACTATTGCAGGAGCATTTATTACTAGCGATAATACTAAGTCAGGAACGTCAGGCACAATTTACGGGGCTGTTGATTTTGGTTCTGCACGATCAGTTATCTCTGGTGACACTCTTGAGGTTACCGTAACATTAACAGCGGCTAGTGCGTAATGGCTTTAGAAAC